CGATTATTTATGTCTTTGACCCTGCCAATATGGAGGATGAAGAAGAAGGTTATGACTTTAAGTGGCACACAAAAAAACTCCCTCAGAACACGGAGTTCAAAGGGAGGAGTTGGATTGACAAAGAAGTAGGGTATCTACATATAGATGATGCTCTTATGTCCTTTACCGAGAGGACGAGTCACTAAGCATACCACCTGATATAGACACAGCGCCCAACATCTTTCTTGCCATAAACATTCGTTCAGCTCTGAGTGTTTCAGCAGAAGGCTGTTGGTCCATTAGGAATTTCTTAACATCAGGCATACCTGTATTAACCACTGTTCCTTTATTTCCCGCGCCTCTCTTACCACCCACTCTTTTTTCTGTCCAGCTTTTACCTGCGTGAGTTCTTACTTCAGGCTTAACAGGGTTAGGTATAAGTTTCCCAGAGTTTGTTTGGCTAGCTCTTGGTTTTAGTCTAAATATATTAAAGTGCATTGGAGGACTAACAGTAATTAATCTTTTTAATCTATTGCCAACTAGTGCTTCTGCTAAGTTATGCTCATCACTCATAACTGCAAACCCATCACCATCTAATTTAATTTTAGTTCTAAAGTTAGCACCACCTTCTACTATGCCAGAACCTGCTTTACTAAAAGCAAAGTACACACCATCCGTATCTTTTTTTAATCCGGCTAATTTACTTACTTCATCAGCACCTGTGATTTTATTCTTCTTTATGTAAGTAACATTTTTCATACTATCATATAACTCATCAACAGTTTTAGGAAGAGAATCTACATTAAAGGATTGCTTTGCTATTGCATTTAGTTGGGTTGAGTGGTTCCAATCATTCCAGTGATTACCTGTTTTTTTATTAGCCGGTCTTTTGATTGTAACTAAATCGCCAGTGTCATAAGATAAAGCTTTTCCTTTAGACATATTAAAACCTGTAACTGGATAGTCTATTCCCCACTGACCTAGTTTATTTAATCCTTTCTTACCTACATCCATCATAACTTGACCAGCATTTTTTTGTCGCCAAGTATCCATAAGATATCTTTCAGTGTCAGCTATCTCTTTGTCTGTCAAATGTTTAGACACATCACCCATTGCTTTAATATTAGCGTGCTCAAAGAAACCTTTCTTTAAGGGTCTTGTAACATCACCTACTTCGTCAACATACACAGCCCTAGAAACTACATCGTCTAATGCTTTTGTACTTCCTTTCTTACCTGCTTGTTTTGCCACCCATTTATTAAAGATAGCCCTGCCTATCATTTCTCTATCATTCATAGCGTGAGAGCCTTGAGCTCTTTCGGCTGATTCAAACAGAGGTCTACTAATACCTGTGTCTCTGTATGTAGCCCTGTTCTTAGGTAGTTGCATTTTAGCAGCATTCATTAATCCTTCAGCGCCTGCAACAGCTTTTCCTTTTACGTTACCAACCAAAGCCTCACCCATTCTCATCATTTTAATTTCTTTCTTACCTAAACCAGCCAGCTTAGCAAACTTTTCTGCTTCATCCATAGCGCCTAAAGTTTTAGCCATAGGACCATAGTAGTCTGTAATTATATTAGGATTACCTGATGTTAGAGCTCCCTTTAATTCACCTGCAGCTTTTGCACCTTTCTTAAACATACCTACACCAACAAAATTCAAAGGGTCAAAGACTAAGTTAAGAGCGGTTGAACCTATGTAACTAGCAGTCTCACCAAACCCTTCTCGTTCCGACCATCCTTTCTTTTGTAAATCTTCATCCCATATTTGTTCAAAGTCATAGTTCTCTTCTTGATTCCACCCTCGTTGCATACCCTCAAGACCACCTACAGTTAATCCTTGTAGTGCATTGGATGGTTTGTCTAGTGCATTAAGTGTGTCAGTAAACCAACCCATTATAGACCTACCTTATTTAAGAATAATAATCTATTGTATCTATCAGCTTCTTCTCTTCTTCTTTCTAAGTGAGGGTCCGAAGGCTTCTCATACTGCTCTGAAAATACTTGAGCCTTATCTTGTACTGACCCTTGACCTTTAAATGAATCAGAGAGCATACCTCTAGCTCTCCACCCTAGGTCGTGAGGTCTACTACCCTTCTCACCATAGATGTTTGAGTGTACAAACTTAGCTTGTTTGTCTTTAGTATTCTCACCATCACTTATAAAATTATTGTAGTCTCTTAGCTGACCTTTCTCAAACTGAAACATCCCTCTTCCGGGACCACCATTTTGTTTTTGTTCCTCACTAAAACTACCACCAGTCTCAACAGATATGTTAGCCAATAGAGGAGCTAAGTTTCTATACTCAAAGCCTGCTCTTAATAAACTATCAATAGCCTGCTGTTCATTAGCTGTAAATATACCTTCCATTAATTCTTCAAAGCTTGTTGTGCTTTCTTCTTCATCTTATTAAGCTCAGCCCTTATAGATTTAACTTTCTTATTGTAATCTTCTTTGCTTATTCTTCCACCTTTATAATCTTTAAAGGAAGAATTAAGTAATCGAGTAAGTGATTCCATCTGACCAGTATACTTCATACCTATACGATTCTTAAACTTACTCATCTGGTCTTTGTCATAAGTCTTTAACTTAATACCCGGTATCAGATTTAGCATAGCTTCTTTAATAGTTGAGTCATCTTTAGTAGGATGCTTCTGACCATTAGCTTTAATAGCAGCAGATAACTTACTCCACTGATGATACATAGGTAAAAATTCTTTCTCTAATATATTCATTCGTGCGCCTGTCTCGTAGCTTGGTATGTCAGAACCAACACCCGGAAGCATAGACTTACTAAAGGTATCAAAGCCAGTAGCAGCTTTAGCTAAACTTCCGATAGCACCAAAGGATGGTTGCAACGGAGCAGGAACCATAGGTATATGTATACCTGAGCCTTCTATGTCTAGTATGTCACCACCCGGTATGAACCTAGTAGTATCAAGGTATTGACTCTTGTCTGTTCTAGGAACTTTAATTAAAGAACTAGAGACACCCGGCATACCTAAAGAACTTAGGTCATAGCCCATATTTAATTCTTTCTGGTACTTACGTTCTAACTCATAGTCACCCGGAGCTATGTCTTCCCCTACCATATTAGCACCTTGTAATATTAGTGCCCACTTAGCCATCTTCCAAGGTCTCTTTAGAGCAGTCTCAGCTAGTATAGGAGCGACTCTATAAGTGTAGGCAATGAAAGGTAAGGCTGACTCTCTAAGGAGCCTAATTCCTGGGGCTGATATTTCGTAGTCTAGCATAGCTCTGCGTGCAAATCTTGCAGCTTCATCAGGACTCTCGCCCATTGCTAGTCTAGTTTTAAATGCACCAAGTCTGAACACTTGGTCCTCTACTTGATAGAGTGTATCCATTGGAGTCTGCTTAGCAAATGCTTTAACTTTATCCCAACCTCTCTGTAGTGTACTTGAGAACTGTGCATCATCTTTATTTTTAAGAGACATATACTTTTTAAAGATAGCAATCTCGTGGTCCTTTAATTCTCTTGACATCATATCAGCATCAAAGACACCTAACGATTCTGCTAATTTAAAATCTTCTGACTTCTCACCTTTTAAACCTGCTCTTAAGAAATCACCACCAGCACTGCGTAGTTTTTTCCAATCACCATCAAGCATATCATACAAGACAAAGTTAGAGCCTACGTTATTAGTATGTACTGTAGGATTTAAAGTTGTCTTACCTCTCTTCCAAAACTGAAGGGCTTTATGATGAAACTTAGTAAGACCACCAAAGCTACCATCACCCCTGTTCCATCTCTTATAGCTGTTAGCTACAGTAAGGTCAGTATATACTTCTTTAGGAACCCACTTGCCAGACAGAGAACCAAACTCTTTTACATCAGTTCCTTTAACAGTTGTTCCGGGAATCTGCATCCACTCATCCCCTGAATCTGCAGGTTTCTTTGAACGTGATACAGGGCTACCATCTATAATCATTTTATCTATATCATCATAGAATTTAAAAGCAGAGATGTCATTAACCATAAGATTACCGGTCTTAGCCATAGCAAACCCAGCGCTTAATACCTCACCCATCTTTGCTCTATCTTCTGGACTCCAGTCTTTATTAACCTTTACGGTCTTAGCACCTACGTCTTCACTAACTATTCTCCAACCATCTTTTGTATGAGCACCAACTAAGTCTTTAGCAATAACTTTAGTCTCACCTCTACGCATAAACTCAGCACCAAATACTCTTATTTCTTTCTCAGCACCCATTCTTTTCTTGACATAAGGGTCTTGATGTTTTTCATAAGAACGGTATAGGTACTTACCTTTGTTTGTTTTATACACTGCTTCATCTAGTATCTTTAAGTCTACTAACTCCTGACCTATTTCGTCTACTAGTTTCCTACCTTCATCAGTTAAATCTTTAAGATGACCGGGCATTTTAGTTTCTTCACCAGTGAGTAATTTATATAGTAGCTTATCATCAGCTAAACCTAGCGTTGCATACTTGCCTACTACCTCATCAAACCTTGAAGCCCATTGTTGTTCTGCTTGTCTTCTATTCATCTTAGCATTAACGTATGCTTTAGGAAGACCAAAATTATCAATAAAATATTTACCAAATGTCTGACCAAACTCGGTCTCTTTAATAGCAGTGCCACCTTTTTTTATTTGGTTATATATAGGTGCACCTACGTTAGCGCCTACTTTAGCTACTCCCTTTGAAATCATTCCTAAATCTTCAGCTACTTTACCGGTGTCTATTGCAACACCTAGATTAGAGTATCCCTTTTTCATCGCAGGTAACATAGAATTACTAAACTTAAACATAGCAGGTGATAAGACCCCACCACCAGCAACTCCATAAGCTGTGTTAGATAACCTTGTGTTGCCTGCTTCTTTGTCAACGTAACCAATAGGTGCTGATAGTGCTCCAACCATCATACCTGCTTTAGTAGCACTCCATAAATTCTTAGCTTTCATACCGGGTATCACCCAACCTACTGGGTCACCAAACAAACCTGCTGTATAAGCGGCTAGTATAGTACCTCCATATTCTGGGTCGGCTATATACTCATTGAGCTTAGCCATATCTGCAGCCATCTCATCTTCTTGTATATTAAATAGTTGTTTGATACCACGATAGGTATCCCCTACACCTAAGCGTGCAGCAAAGGCTGCTTTATCTGCAACTGAATCGTGAGAATAAGTCTGAGATAGAGTAGGCTCTTGAGCAATACCATTTAAATTGACTGGGGTATACGTAGGTTTTTTATCTTGGTTCACTGGTGAACTAAAAGAAGATAAATCTACAACTGTGTCTGCCATTGAGACTCCTTATTAATTACGTTTTATACGTGCTTCTGGTATCTGAATTCCTTGGTTTCTATAGTCTCTAACATTCTGGAATCGCCATTTGTTATACGCTTTGTATTCTACCTTACCTTCTTTAGTGTCAGGAAATTCTATTGCTTTATAATAAGTATATCTCTTATCAGCCTTACTTCGTTTTACATCTACTTCAGCATTATCAACCATAGAAGTATAGAGTGAATCACCTGCTAATGTAGGGTCTGGGTCTCCTGCTACATCAAAGTTAGCTGTAGTATCACCAGCACCTGTAAGGATGTCCATACCAGCAAATGCTTTATCTTGTAAAGCCCCTGTTACAATTGCTCTAAGCATATCTTTATTAAAAGAAGGCATATTTTCAGGTCTATTAACACTAGTAATATTACCATCTGCGTCTACTGTATTACCGGTTATTTCTCTACCAGAATTATAAAGTTTAGCAATTGCTTCTTCTAAAGTATCACCTGAATTCATTAGTATAGTTCCTGATGCTTCATCAGTAACATTAGAAGTAAGCTTAACATCAAACATAATAGGTGAAGTAATCAAACCTTCAAAAGTATTTTCTATTAATAATTCTCTTCCCTGCATACTATATAAAGTAGTGTCACCATTCTTTTTAAAGTTAGCTAGGTTAGCTTCATACTGTGCACCTAAACCATTATTTCTCATAATAGCTTCTATGCCCTGTGCTCCACCACCCATATATAAATCATACATACTATTAACTGTGCCACCAGCATCTTCAACTTTCCTTATTGTTTCCTGCATCATCCAGTTTACTTTGTCTGGAACTTCAGTAAGACCAGCATATTGACCTGTAGACGGAACAGCTAACTGAGTTCCTCCGGACATAATACCTGCGTTCTCATCAGAGAAAGCTGTTATGTAGTCTTTTTCAAGGTTCTCATAAATTGTTTCTTCAGTAGGAGTAATTACAGATGAGTCTACTACATCACTAACATCAGTTAGTAATGCTTCACTGCTAGTAGCTTGAGTAGTAGTAGTAGGTGTTTCTGAAACAACAGGAGCAACACCATCTGTTCTTACATTACCACTAGAAGTAGGAGTAACAGTTTGAGCAGTTGTTGTTTTCATCATATCCGCAGTTACAGGGACAGCACTTATGTTTCCTTCTGCATCAAACTTTACTTGATACAAAGATTTACTTCCATTAGGATTAGCAAACTCTTGCAAGACACCCATATTTATTTGTCGTGCTAATTCAGCTTCACTAATTTTTAATGTTTCTGCGTATTCTTTAACTCTTGTTTCTTCTACCTGAGTACGGAAAGCTAAGTCTTGTTCGTTTTGTTTGAGAACACCAGCTTGATACTTCTCTTGGTTTTTAGTTGTTCTCTGCTGATTCCTAAGAGTATCACTTTGCAGATTCATCTCTCTATTCTTAACTTCTAAATCTCTAGCTTGGTCTGAAAATCTCTGGGCAATATTAGGTAGCCCTGCTTCCATAAATTTCTGAGCTAATATTAAAGAACTTCTAGGACTATTTTTATCTAGACCAGAAGTTTCTTTCATAATTCCAGAAATCAATTCAGACTTTTCTTGTTGTGCAGTTTTCATACCTGCCATACCAGCGAGGTTTTGCATAAGCATACCTCCTGCTAGACTTGCGCCATATACAGTAGCACGTCCCGGTTGTAGTTGAGCTACGTTTAAAGCCCTATCTCTAACTCCAACATTGTCTGCTGTAGCTACATCAAAAATGCTAGCGTTAGCTCCGAACATATTAGTTTCATTTGCCATTATCTATTTTCCTGCTTTAAAATAAAGAAAAGAATTGTTTGCCTGCATCAAAGAGCCCACTTCCCCAACCTTGAGTTCCTTCCGCTGTCATCTTACCAGCATTATTATATTGTGCAGCTTGGTCTTGCATACCACTCCAGAATCCTGATTTAGTATCAGCATAATTAGTACCTGCTAGTGATAAGCCTGCCATATTAGCACCCGGTTTTGTTCGTGCACCTGCTAAAGAACCTAAGTCTGCTTGAGAAGTTAACATACCTGCTACATTCATAGCATTAGCACCAAAGCCTTGGCTCTCTTGAGCTAACATCTGTCTATAAGACATACCAGTTTGCATAGCGTTCATCTGACCACCTAGTCTGCTTTGGTTTATAGCATCTTCAGTAGCTAGTTTGTCATAGTACCCTTGAGTACCACCCATTCTACCTGAAGCTAGTGCTGCTTCCTCGCCTTGCATTCTAGATTGAGCATAAGCATTGGCATTTAAGTCTTCAAATCTCTGAAACTGCTGTTGCTCCATAGCATAAGGGTCACCCATCATACCTTGAAGTTCTGCGTTAGCCATACCTGAAGTACCTAACCACCCTTCCATCATCTGTTGATACTCAGGTGATAGAGTAGATATTATCTGTTTGGTCTCATTATCAAATTCTACATTTCCTGCAGGACCTTGACTGCTGTAAGGTAAAGACCTTTCGTATGCTAGAGTGTTTTGTTCCTCTTGAAATCTTCTGTTCTCTTCAGCAATATTAGCTTGCTTTTTACCACCAAAGATACTTCCAATAGAACTGAATAAACCACCTAAGTCTATGCTACCTTTACTACCCCCTCCACCTTTAGTATTAGTAGTGTTAGTAGTGTTAGTAGTGTTAGTAGTTCCACCTTGTGTCCTAGCTAAATAATCACCTCTTGCCATCTTAATCTCCTGTCCTGTTAATCATATTAAATTCCGTTATCTCTTTGTAGTGAAACATTTGTAGTACCATTATGTGATGTGTTTGCACCTGTTACTGAATGTCCTTCATACAAATAATTACTAGTTGAATCATTGCCTGTAAATGTGCCATCACTTGTAACAAAACGATAGCCTTTTCGTAATACATATGTCCACGTTGAGTCTTGTCCCGGACCTTGTGTATAACCTTGACTTACAAAAGCAGCAATATGGCTACTTTGTATAGTAGAAACAGCATCTTCTAAAGTATTTGCATCAGGTCTTAGTACAAAAGAAATTAATTCAGTAGTAGATGAAAAGTTACTAACACCAAATACATCAGTTGTTCCAAACTTAACTAAACCTGTCGCAGTAGGTGAACTTACAGTAGTACCATTAAAGACAATAGTATGAGTATGCCAATTTAAAGTAGTACCATTAAAAACTATAGGCATTATGAAGTAGCAATGGTTAATGTAGAACCAGATAACGAGGCTTTAACTAAGCCAAGTACACTAGAAGATGCAGCAGGAGTATTAGCTTGCACAAATGCTGTTGTAGCTATCTGTGTTGTGTTAGTTGTTGTAGCTGCTGTCGGTGCTGTTGGTGTACCTGTAAAAGCTGGATTTGCTTTAGGTGCTAGAGCAGTAGTTAAAACTGCATCTGCTGCTGTAACAAAAGCAGTTGTAGCTACTTGAGTTGTATTAGTTCCAACACCTGCTGTAGTAGCACTAAATGCTTCTGAAGCACTACCATTAATATCTGCTTTAGTATTTACCGCAGCTTTTACAGCAGTAAATTCTGTGTGGAAGTCACCACCACTTATTACTTTTGCTGCGCTTGAGTCAGCAAGTGTATCTTTGCCAGACCAAGATATTGCTAAATCATAATTTGCCATTATCTTATTTTCCCTTGTTTGTGAAGAAGTGTTAAATCTTGTAATGAAGCATCATAGCCATTACTTTGTATACTTATAGAAAGCTTAAGGTTCTTAGCAGAACCTGTTAATGATGTTCTATATTCCTTTAGTCCATATACAGGTGCGTAAGTAGAAGCTAAAGGGTGAAGTGTAGCATTATGTCCACTACTAGCGTGCGCTCCTCCAGCATTTAAAGCTCCATACCTAGAAGTAGAAGCTCCCCATAAAGATGTAGTGCCTGTAGTAGTAGGATTTAATGTTATAGATGTAGTATTAGAAGGAGTAGAACTAAAGTCTTTATACCACTTAAGACCTAGTGTAGCTCCTGAGCCACCTTCAAGAACCATAAACAATCTCTTTAACAAAGATGCTCCTACAGACTCACCTAAATTTACCCAAGTAGTTTCAAAGCTACCAGTATAAGAAGCATAACTATAAGTATCAGCGCCTGCTAAGTCTGTATCATAATAACCTTCATATCCAGCTATAGCACCATCTTTCTGTCCTATTAACATACCATATAAAGTAGTATAAGCTAAACTTGCTGGTTCTCTGTCTACGTCAAAAGTCCAAGTTGTTACTCTAGGTGCTTGATTAGGTGTTAGATGTTTAAAGTCGAAGACATAAGTAATATTACTTGCAGTAAATGTCATTACATAGATGCCTTCATCCTCTATATATGCTGATTTAACTTCTGTGCTTTGACCTATATTTCTAATTAGTGTGTCTTTAATGTTTACTGACAAATCAGTTAATGGTACTTTATCTTTCTCTGATGTACGAGCTAAAGACCTAAGACCAGTAGAAGATAGGAATACTAAGTCATCACCAATACTCTGTACTGAGTCTCTAGCTATACATCCTACTCCTCGTATAACTTCACTCAATGCCATATTAGATACTGAATCAGGTCTAGTGTATAGGGCAATATTGTTTCTACCAAAGACTGCAAGCTGACCATAAAATGGAGCTATTGCTATAATGTCGTCCTTGCCCCATACATTCTTTAAATCAAAAGAACCTCCGTTTGAAGCACTGTTTACAGAAGTAATTCTAAAGTCATCAGAATCTAGAAGAGTTGAATAGTGTAAAACATCTCTCTCTTCTGCTACACCACCAACCCATAGACGACCATAGAAACCTGCAGCACAACTAGGTTTAAATTCTCCAGATGAAACAGTAGCAGGTCTATGTGCGTTATCAAAAGCTGCCCATTTAGAGCCCGAACTTGCTGAGCCATCATATCTCTGTGGTACTACGCCTTCGTGTACACAAGACATTCTATCATTAAAATTTACAAACTGCCAGTCACCTGTTGTGTTAGCTACAGTATGTTTAACATCTGCACCACTACTAGGAAATGCTCCAGCAGGTGTGGTAAAGTCTACTGTGTATATACTAGTACCGTGACTAGCAAATATCTTATTAGTTTCACCATCTTGGTGTTCTATTATGCTTCTAATAGCTACACCATTAGGAGCAGCAGCATTAGGAGCTACCTTCTGTTTGAATCCTTTACGTAAAGATATACGACCAGATTCTCTTAGAACAATATTCTCTGCTTTAGTTAGGTAAGATGGGTCTAGTGTTGCTGGATTACTTTGTGTGTTTAATCCGTTAAGACCTATGTTAGCTAGTGTTTGATATTGTAATTGCTTAGCCATTATCTATTTGTGTGGTTATAGTTAGTTTCTACGTACCAATCGTTTTCATACTTAGCGTTGCCACTATCCATCATAACTGCTTGAGCTAAAGAACTAGCAGCTTCTTGAGCAGCTATAGAACTTTGAGTTCCGCCATCTTCACCTCGCTCTGCTATTGCTCTAGCATAAGCACCAAGTATAATAGGTTGACTAGGAATCTTAACTACTGTAGTAGCACTGGTTAATGTGTCTTGATACTTAACTATATCAAAAGAAATAGTTTGTGCTTCTGTAGGTATAGGTGATAAATCTACTTTTAAATTATTAGAAGTATCACTACCATTAAACCCATAATAATTAGGTTCACCTGTAGGGTCAGTAGGGTACATAATACTATTAAGGTATGTTCTAGTTACTTGAGCTAATTGATTACCAGTTGAATTATTAACTACATCTAATACTTTAAACTCTTGACCAGACGATAGATTGTAGTTCTTTGTAGAAGCTACTGTAGATACATTTACTGTCTCTCTAAGAACTAACCAGTCGTGATAAGACTCTATACTTCTTTTAGCATCATTAATTAAAGAACCAATTACTTTTTGATAATCATTTATTGTACTTGAATCATTGATAGCTCCTGACCAATCTGAATCTACTGTTTCTTCTCTTAGTCTTACTAATACTTCGTTTATTAATTCTTTGTATGTCATTTATTTCCCCTTAGCTAATTGAGCACCAAAGTAAAACTCTATAATCATTGTAGCCCATCCAAAGATTTCATCCATCTTTAATACTGAACCTGCTTGTATAGTTACATACTCTACTATATCAGGTGAGAATTGAATGCCAAAAAAACTAAAGCCTTCTATTACTGTAGGTATCACAGTTGGGACATTAAACCATACTGGAGCTACTTGTGTAAATATAATAAGAGCTAGTA